ACCCCTCTTTACGAAAGAGGGGAATCTTTATGTTCATCTTCACGCAATACAATCCAAGCGGTCATTTTTGCCACTGAATTTGCGGAATTATCCAGCCGCTCATTGATTTCAGTTAAAGCATTATCGGCAGGCGTAAACCAGTTATTCCATTCGCTATCAGCAGATGCCCGACTGAAACTCTGTTTCATTATTTGCAAATCATCATACACCGCCGACACATCACGGCTAAATTCACTGACCACAGGCAAGAAATCTCGCACACCAGCCAATGCCGACTGCATACCCACCACGTCGCCCAAACTCCCTAAGGCATTGTCTAAATTAGCAAGCGTACTCGGCAAATACGCCAATGCGGACGAAGGGTCATGTGCCAACTGTCGAACTATTGCAACCGTGTTGCGAACTTCATCTACTGCCCGTTTGCCTTGCTGATAAATTTCCACTGCACGGCTGACGGCACGTTTTGCGGTGGAAAGCGTATTGACTAAACCTTGCGGCAAAATCGAACCCAGCAAGGATTTTCCACCCACATTTAACGCCGCACCCAGTAGGCTGTTTTGGCTGTTACCGACAAACTCTCGCAGGCTGATATTCATCTCACGTGCCAAGGCATTACCCTTGCCGTCGGTAAATAGTGTGGTTGATGAAATATCGGTGATCACAAAATTGCCTTTGTATTTTGAACCCCACATCAAGGCAAGGGCGTCTTGCTTAGCTTTTGCTGCAAGCAAGGTTTGATAGCGACTTTCCACGCCGCCGATTTTGTGATGCAGACGAATCGCAAAGGATAAATCTGTCAGTTTCTCGCCCATAGCTTGCAGTTTTGGCTTGCCTTTAAGTACTGCGTGTTCGGCAAAATCTGCAGAATGGGTTTCGGAAAAATCGGTCAGATTGACAGGCTCAAAGGCGATATCGCCTAACATAAAATACATTAGTAAGCTCTCCGTTGTCGTTGGTCTAATACACGATTAAGTAAGCGTTCAAATTCCACAAGGCTTACATTTAGTCCTTGTTGCACTTGCTCCATCACGCCTTGTGTTTGATTGCCGCTCACGTTGATGGTCGGGTTAAAATTGACCACGATGCCGTTGTGTTGGTTGGTTTCGTTATTTGTCACCGCGTTTCGGTTTAATGGTTGATAATCACGAAAGATTGACGGATTTTGACCGCTTGAGTTTGGATTAAAATCAGGCGTGCGGTAATCTGCAGGCTGATTGATGCCCAACAGATTGCCGACAAAATTCGCCCCAAATTTAATATCGTCCCACAGCGAACCGAAAAAGCCTTTTTTCTCGTTTAACATCGGTTTAAAGGCGGTTTCAATGCTGTTTAAAATAGGCTCAAATTTCACCGCATTTGAGAGATTTTTGCTGGCATCACGAGCGAGCGGTTCGGCTTTATCCATACCGATTGCCAAACCCTCCACCACGTTCACACCATAGCCTTTAAACACACGGCTTGGAGAGTGAATGCCAAGTTTTTCTGCAAACCAACCTTTAATACCGTCGCCTAAATCGGAGACAATCTTTTTCGCTCCTTCCCAAGCGTTTTTAATCCCATTGACTAAACCGTCAATCATATTCTTTCCGAAGTCGGTAAACTTGCTTGGCACATCAATCCCGAACCAAGAAAGCACGGTAGAGAAAACTTGCTGGAATAAGCCAAGTGGCGACCAATTGAGAATAGTGGCAGTAATGTTGCCGATGCCTGAGTCGAAAAAGTTGGTTATATTTGCCCACACTTCCGAGCAATAATTACTAATACCGTTCCAAGCTGATGAGAAAATACCTGACACTGCCGCCCATTTTTCACTAAACCACGCAGAAATCGGCTCCCAGTATTGGTAAATAAGGAATGCACCCAATGCAATACCACCAATAATTAGTCCGATAGGGTTAGTCATTGTTGCAATTTTTAGGGCATTCATTGCCATTGTGACTGTTTGAATAGCAAATGAGCCAACTTGCAGAACACCACGCAAAGCAACAAACCCTGCAACTAAACCCAGCACAAACTTCACAGCTGATTTATGTTGAGAAATAAATGGGGTAAACCATTCCACCGCTTCTTGTAAGGATTTTGCAAAACTTTTAATATCATCGGCAAAAACTGAACCTACATTACCAACCGCACTTTCCCACGCACCGCCTAAACTTTCGAGGGCTGAACCAAGAGTTTTCGTTTTTTGGGCAACACGTTCTTCAAGGCTGGCTTGGTCTTTCATTTTCTGCAAGAAATCTTGTAAGCCTTTTGTGCCTTGTTGACCTAATAAGGTGGCAACACGCTTACCTTCAGTAGCAAACATTGCATCTGCCACATCCTCAGCGGCTTGATCACCAAATTTTTTGCGTATAATTTCTAATTTCTCAAGCTCCTTGACCATTCCGTCAATACCTTTGAAATTGCCTTTTTTATCCCAGAAATTAAACTTTACACCGCTTTTTTCAAGAATATCCCGAGCTTCTGCCTTCATCCCTTTTTTGGCTTCAGCAATCATTTGCGGACCTTTACTCATTCGGTCAAGCATTGTGGAAAAGTTTGTACCGAATGAGGTGCCCTCTAAACCTTGTTGAGCTGCTAAACCCTCAATAGCATAAATTTTTTGTGAGTTTTCTCGCCCTGTTAATTTCATCGAACGGATTTTAGATGCGTAATAGGTCATCGCCCCGTACATATCATCTTTTTTCATGCCTGCAGCGAACATGGCTCGTTGCATATCATCCGCTGATGCCCCGAGTTCAGCTTCAGATAAGCCGTGTGATTCCATCATTTTGGCAAAGAACTCACCGCCTTGTTCTTGATCCATTTCAAGTAAAACGTTAAGTTTTGCCGATGTTCTTAAACCGCCGTTAATCAAGGTGTCATCTGATACCCCTTGCATTTTCATTGCTTTGGCGAGCTTGTAGAAATCTTCACGCGTTCCAGGTAAATCTGTGCCAAGTTGGTCGGCAATTTTGCCGATTTCATTAAATTTGCCAAATGTGCCGTCAGCCTTCATCATTGAAATTTTCAGGTTATTTGCCGCTTCTTCTTGCTGCATATAGGTTTTCATTACACCAACACCCACAGCAGCAGAGGCAAGTGTACCAAGTGCTTTACCTTTCAACTCATCACGTTTATTTTTGGCGTTTTCATAACCTGCAACCGCCCCTTGTAGCTTTTGTTGAGCCTTTAAAGAGCGGTTTAATTCTTTGCTAAATTCACGTTGCTGGCGACTAACTTGACTTATAGCTTTGCCGAGTTTGTCATATTCAGCTTTCATTAAAGCCAGCCCCACGCCACCTTTTGAGCTGGCACGGCTCATTTCAGCATAAAGAGCAGCTTGCTTGCTTCGAAGTCCGTTGAGTTCAGTCGAAAATTGAGAATGTATCTTTTGATTTTTGGCAACGGCTTGCCCAAGTTTATCTAAGGCACCATTGACACCAGCAAATGAACTTTTAAAACTGCCAGCTAAAGATGCACCAATAACTAAACCGATTGCTAAATTATTTGCCATTGTTTTAGTCCTTGCGTAAAATTGGGAGAGATAAAAGGGAGGATGTTATGCTTACCAAATTAAATACCCGTTTTATGAATTGGAAAGGCTTTAACGCCTATACAGAAAGAACAGAATTCACCGCTAAAATACTATTAGCGGTGGGGTTAATTGGTTGGAGTATCATTTATTGGATAGATGCTATGCAATCAATCGAAAGCGTAGGAAAAGGCTTAGGTATTGCTCTGATTTATGCATTACTTCTTGCCATTTTTGCTTGGATTGGCGTTTATCTATCTTGGGTAGGAGCTGTTATTTTATCTTTATTAAGTGAGCCTTTTATTTGGCTTTACCGCAAAATCTGCCCATAGCCAGCTTTAACCTGTCGATTCATCTGTTCAATCCATTTCGGAATATCCACAAAATCCATCTCCATTAGCTCGCTTGGTGAAAAACCAAACCACCAAGCGAGTTCTGCAAAAACTTCATCAAGCTCGCTTAGTCTTCTGACTTTCCCTCCGTAACTAAATCGGTAATCAATTTGCCAAGAGCTTGAAGGTCGGCTTGGTCAAATTCATCAATATCTTCAGGAATTAAATTTGATAAACGAGTCAAGAAGAACTTCGTGATTTTGTAACCATCTTTTTCGGCATTAAAATCTTGTGATTCATAAGCCGCTTGGTCTGAGCCTTTTAAGCGGCGAAGAGTGACTTCGGTAATCGTACTACCATCTGGTGTCGCAACGGGATATTTGAGGGTATAGGTTTTGTATGAACGTAAATTATTCATTAAAGTGGTCGCAGCGTTAGCCATAAAAAACTCCTTTGTGAGATTGTTTAACTTTCACAAAGGAGTTTACTTAAATGGGGTTTAAACGGCTTTTAAACTGATTTAAAGAAATCTATTGCCCGATATTGGTGCGGTATTTTTGCAATACATCTTGGCCGTTTACGCGGTAGATATTGGCAAGCACATCTACAAACAAAATTTCTTTGCCTGCCAGCGTTTGCTTGATAGACATAATTTGGAAGCTGTCGGAATGTTCCGTCGCTTCTTTGTTCTTTAAGCTCCCACCTGTGGTTTTGTTAAATGCCACATTCATAATGGTGACAAGGGCTTCCTCCGCAGCCAAGCCACGAGAATCAAATACCTGCACATTAGAACGTGCCATCAGTTGCACGTTTTTATAAGGATTATAGGCATTTACTCGCACTTCAGGATAGAAACTATCCCAAATCACTTCGCCTTCCATGGCATTTAACCCTGCAGGCAGTTTGATTGTGCCGTGTAGCCCCAAACCTTTGTGTTCGATAAACTCGAACTCGATGTCAGGCAATTTAAACTCTTTGGCTTTGCCAAGTAGCGAGTTGCCGTTCATATACACATTGGCGTTCACAATCTGATGAATTGCGGTACTCATAATTTTCTCCTTCTAGCGTTGTGACACCAAGTTCACTAAGTATTTACGGGTCATCACTGATTTATTGCTGATAAGCTCGGCTGGCAATTTCGGCGTGTATTCATACATCAACGGCACATGACCTTTGCTAAATTCATCGACTAAGTCTGTGTCATAGTCAAGACTGACGTGATAACCTACAATGCTTGGCAAGGCTCGCAAATAGGTGTCCACCGTTTCCAATAGGCTGTCAATCAACGCATCATCAATCGGGCGGTCGATAAATTGCAACTCGGTGCGACGAATGCTTTCGTCGATTAAGTCACCTGTGCGCAACGCCGTTTCAAAGTTGATGATATGGGTCACGGTTGGATAGTTTGACGAACGGTTACCCCATAAGCGGAAACCTGTACCGAAGCTGTTAAAAATCGTGGTAATGCCGACTGCGTTAAGCAGGTTGGTTTCGGATTGCTCATCATCCACACGGGCAGTTAAAGGGACTTCCATCCCAATCACACCTTGCAACTGACGGTTTGAAG